CCGCACGTAGGTCCACGGTGTGGGTCAAGCGAAAGCTCAACCGTCAGCAGTTGCTGATTTTCCTGCCTCCCCCTGCGGTGGGGCCATCGGGGCCTCGCCACCACTAATTGCAGGAGTTGGTGTACTGTCAGCAACCAGCTTCATGTTGGTTGCAGCCAATCGCTTCGCCTTCTTCTTCATCTTTAATGCTGCGCGTCGTCGTTGAACTTTATTTCGCTCAGTGACGACCTTCGTGTTGGCGGATCGATCACATCCTCCCCCTCGCTCAGCCACGTCTCGCTGTGGCTGCTGCGTTCGGATAGCATCGTCCGCGGGATTGACCGCAGGTGCCACGGTGGTATGCAGCACGGTGTTGTCGGGTTGTTCTGCGGTAGTTTCGTGGGCACTAGATGGTCCAGTTGCAGTCGGCTGATCGCTCCTTCCTGATTGTTCAGGAACGGCCACAGAACTGGTGTTAACTGTGGGTGGAGTTGTAAGCCCAACCTGTGCTGCTCCTTCAACAGGCACTCGCTCGGTAGGAGCCCGGGCCACAATTTGAGGTCCGGATTGTTTTCGGCGACCCTTGCCAACATGAGCACTTCCACTCTTGTCAGCTGTAGGTCTTCGATCTCCCGTCGGAGCTTTGCCCACTGATGTTCGCAGCACAGTTGGCTCTCCTTGCTTAGGCAGCTGGCTAGCTGCAGGAGCATCGATTGAGCCAACCTCACGTTGTGCCGGAAGTATCGGTCCTGTAGGTCCATCAGCGGGTCGGTTGTTCCCGGTAGCGGCGTCAGAGACGACTGCCTTTGCAGCTCGGTCCCCACCGCCTTCGCCACCAGTTGGTTGTACTCGCTCAGCAGCGACTCCTTTCCCTCGGTTGTTTGGCATTTTGTCAACAAGTTTAATATCGTCGCCGTGCCTTGCATCAACCTCAACTGTAATTGTTGCAGTCGGGTCAGATAAACCAACCCGAAAGAGGTCACCAGCATTTGCACAGTCGTCGAACTGCTTGCTGATCGCCGAAAGTTCTCCGCTGCTGAACTTGCACGCTCCGCTAATGAGCGCAAGGACGTCGTCGTTGTTGATTCCACTGTTGTTGAATCTTCCATCGTTGTCCAAGAAAGTTGCAAACCAATTAAAATCGCGTAAAAGTTCACTGTGGCTATCCCCTGCGAGCGACGAAACAAGTTTCTTATCGCGCATCGTTTCTTTGAGCATTGCGCCGATAGCCTCAGCCTCCGCGGGATACACCCGACAGACAGCCCTTGCCCAATTGGACAAGACAGGGGTACGAGAGTCAGTTATGAGATAGCCTTGAGCTTTGCGAACTAATACTTCAGGATCTGGCACAGTCTTAGGACTGGCGGTGACATATAGTTTGCCAAGTTGTCTTGCGACATCGATGTGGCTAGGAGCGCCATCTTCACCTTGGTCTACCCAGCCATTGTGGAATATGCGGCCAAGGAAGTCAACGGGGTCACCAGGTAGTAAAGCTTTCGCCTTAACTTTAAGTCCCAGCCTTTCACATGTCCGCTCCAGTGTGCTGGTACTAATATTAGGTGTCAACCCGTCATCTCCCCCATAGATCCCGAGACCTTTCCAAGCTTGAGCAAAGCTTTCGCCAGAATCAATGCGTGCTAAGTAGTTCACAAACGCATTCAAAAACGTATTCTTGATTGATGTATGTGGGGACCCAGATGGCATATCAAATAAGTGTTTGTATTTCAACCCGTTTGCAGTTACTGCATTCGTACAGTATTGTGCATTGTACAGGGATTCCAATTCACTATGATATTCGGGTCCAAAGCTACGTTTCAAGAATCGTAAGAAGCACTTGGTTAACCACTCTGACACGCGTCCATCCCAGCGTGAAAAGTCTGTGGGAACGACATTATCCTTTCCGGCCAAAAGAGAGTTGATGGCTCGCCCGAGCTCACGGGGACTCTTCGAAAAAGCATACCAGCTCTGATGTTTCATCACGCTTTGAAGCGCGTAGGTATACCTCGAATAGTTCATTTTGACCGTTCCGGAAATGGTGGTGATATTGCGTGGATCAGTTATTTTGCCATAGGCCTCACCCTTCATGAATGTCTTCAACATTGACTTAAAAGTCGAAGGTTCAGTGGAGAACCACGACTCAGCCATAGCTAAGATACGCCGTTGTGTAGGGCGCTTCTGTTTCTCGAAGACATGATCGAAATCAGTTGGTGTCAGGGTTTGGGGTGACACACCCGCAGTCTTAAGCAGGTTGTCAATGAAATTGTCTAGGGCAACTTCGTCTGCAACTGTTCCATTCGCAAAGTTACGTATGCTAGTGATTCGCCCTTCGATACACTGGGCATCAGAATTCACACCACGCGTCGGTCCAACAGCTTGAAGAAACGGAGCTTTCGCCCCGGGTGGCAACAAACTCCGGACAACACAAGGTTCATCTTCAATTACTTGCCCCCGATACGGTGTATAGGAGACATTATTTGGAGGCGGCAACATCGCATGCATCTCCCCTAACGGGATTTCAAACAAGGTGGGACAGTCGATGAAAGCATCGATCAAAAGAGTAGCCATTGTCGTAAATGAC